TAACTAGAACTAATATCAGGAAGGTCGCGAGCCCGTGGAGCCCTGCATGTAGGATACCACCAAGGTGCCCATACGTACCTTTGTTCATCCACTGATAAGGCCCCTGAAGCGGGAAGTCAACAACAAAATGCTTAACCATAAAGGCTACAAACAACCAGAGAATAACTTCAATCATACGAGTTTACTTTCAGAGGAGGGAACCTTTTGCTGATAGATGCATCCTTTGCATCCTCTATATAACGATCAGTTATATCAGAGTGTTTAACAATAAGGATATTATAGACATGTCCTTTATAGACAACTGGTAGATCAGGATGTATAGTCAAATAAGGACCTTCATCCGTAGACTTCAATGTATCGTTCCCAATGCTACCAGCAAAGGGAATCTTATTGAAGTTACCACGGACTCGATCACCTAGATTGTAGACGGCTCGATAGCCAATCTTTTGGAAGTATTCGGTTTGATTCATAGAGGTACAAACAGTTAAGGGATAGATCTATTATAACACACGGTATTCCCGCGGGATTTTCTACGGGAAAAATTTTTTAGAAAAACTGCGGTCCGTTTCGGGATAGGAATTTCTACGGGAAAAATTTTTCCAGAATTTGACATCGGTTTTTATTCTGACAAACAACTGTAGGGCCGCTAGGTGGCCTGTCCAGAACCACGCCCCAACGCCAATATCAATGGCCATATTCTGGTACGCAGAGGTAGCCATCACTGACCACCTCTACTCGACCTATTAGTAGATACCGAATCGGTATCAGTTACACAGTACGTATGCTGCCAAGTCTTTCCAATCTTTGTTAGAAGCACGGATCTTAGAGATCGAGATGAGAGTACGGAGGGAGATCTCTTTAGCTTCTTCTTTCATGCTACGGATCAGGTCCAAAGCATCGGCCTTTACTTCGGCAGAATACTCAGGGAGGAACTCATCGGTAGAAGCAATGTGAGCCATACGGTCGATCTTCTGGTCGTCTGTCATGCTCAGGTCGATCATCATGCTACGTGAGCGGATGGCTTGATCGATGTTATCCTGGTCCATGTTAGAGATGAAGATGATACGACCGGTGAATTCAAAGCTACGTGGGAGGTCTTCTTCACCACGGAAGGATTCACTGTTCCAGCTGATAACACGCTTACCGTATGAATCCAGAGCACCTTTGAGCAGGTTCAGAGCAACTGGATCTTTCAGAACAGCATCACAGTCATCAAACACGATGGTAGCATTGTTGTTCTCGAAGAGAGTACGGTAGAGACCCTTAGGAGTAGAGTAACCCTTGATAGTAGTGAAGCAAGACTTCATGTTGATCTTTGCACCGATATCAGACTTAGCCATAACATCAGACAGATCAGACAGACCTTGCTGACGGAGAGTCTTCATAACTGTATAGGTCTTACCCAAGCCACCCTGACCGGTAATTACTGCTGAAGGTTGAACACCTGAGCAGACCATCTGGACCAGCTTCTCTACGAAACCAAAGCGTTGGTTGATACCGAACTTGTCTGATACTGTAGGCTTACACATTGCCTCGATCTCAGCAAAAGTAGCCTTGGTACCAGTGATCTTCTTGTACATGTACTCGATGTAGTCCTGCTTACCAGTAGTAAACTTGTTGCCGTTAATAGAAACTTTGAACTTAGAAGAAGCTTTGTCGTAGGAGAGGAGGATGTTTGCTGCAGTCATTTTAGTATACCTGTTTGTTTTAGTCTATGGTGCTATTATACACGGTTTCGAGCAATTGTACACCGTTTTGTGCAATAGTATACTAAATTAGTCGGGTATTATCCTGTGGTCCTATAGACACATCATGTGTCCTACTGAATACTTTTGTTTTAGGATTCTCTACGGGTCATACTGAATACCTTTGTTTTCAACGTCTGGCGATCCTGAATGCCCTTGGACGGTGATCTTTTATCATCTTTTTCGGCCCTTTTTCCCAGCTCACATGCCACACCCTTTGTAATATCATGACACTCTCTTATTACTGGTCGATCTATACTCCTAAGTGTATCTACTTCCTGGTTGTCCTACTTCATTACTACCTGTACATGTCTCACTACAATCGGTAGACTTCGGACAACGTTTGTTACCACATTCAGGACATAGTATCATGAAGGACATCCTTTGTTCTATACTAGCATGATTGTAACAACAGGTAGGATACGATAGTTGTTCTAATCGGGTAAGATATGAGAGATCTTTATCTGTGGATTGTTCTTCTACCTTAGGGGATTCTCTATTAGATTGTTCTATACTAGTAGTAAAAAGTTTCTTCATTTTTTGTTGTTTATGTTAGATCAGGCGAAGAGGGTGGTTCATCATTCCATTCTAACTGGCGCGGGTCGATTGGCAACGTGATACCGAACTTGCGGGCTATGTCATGAATATGCTTCTTGCTCTGAAGATTCTCTACTGAGTTGACACCATTCCTTGGCATCTTTAACTGGATCGTAAGGAGACACTCCTCGGCTACGCCCTGAATCAGGTGTCTCCAATCTAGATCGCCAATGAACTCTTTGTCTGAGCTATCTTCTTTCTTGAGACCCGACATCCGGCCCAGCAAGATCATCATCTCCTCTGGTGTTCTTTCTTTCATGATAGCTTAATCTTTCCTTGCAAATCTTTCACCTCTTGAGAGTCTTCGAAACATGTACAAAACTTAAACTCGAAGCAATTCTCATCTACAGGTAACCCATCGAATTCATTACAGAAATGTCTATACTTACCCTTCAGAGTTTCACCACGTATGTCCAATGAATCTCTATCTAGTTCGTCCATGATGTTCATTTGTTTCTCTTCAACCAGTTAATCTCGGCTCGGATGATCTTCATTGCCTCTACACGACGAGCCTTGGCACATTCATATGCTGGGCCAAAATCGATCTCAGGATCGGGTATCAATTCTTGTAGTGACTCAAGCACGAATTCTAGGTCTTTAAGTTTCATTTCCAGTATGTCCTGAACTTTTCATAATCTTTATCGATCTGGCGTGGACGATGTACAAAGAAGTACCCGACTACCCATGCCATCGAGATGATGAACATCCCGATTAGAATACCTAACATGTATGACTCATTCATACACTATCTTTCTTTGCACAGACTAGACTTACTATCTTTGTTGTACCGTTCTTTACGGCACGAAGCCTAGACTTCTCACACTCGGCCATGCTGTCATAGCTAGCCATAGTCCGGAATTCATATTCTCCAGGACTTACCATCATCAATGCAACCAGTACGAATTCCATCATTCTACTTCTCCGAAATAACGATTCATGTTGTCTAGGTCAGCTTGTAGACGCTCAATTTCCAATTCAGCACTCTCATACATAGTGAGCAACCATTCAATGCGCTCAACAGTATTGCCTTCACGCCAGTCCTTGCTATCCTCGAATGCCTCTGTTGGCAATAGTTCTCGGATACGCTTCATTTCAGCTTGAATTTGTGTTGTCATTTCACTCTCCTCGAATCTGAATGATGACCTTACCAGCCATCGTAGGATATTTGGCACGGTCGTCGATACCAGTGTAGTCAAACATTTCGCAAGCCTCGAGGTCGACGGGCTTCATTGTCATGTAGGACTCATAGTTGACAGTCCGCTCAACACCACAATGAACTTCAGCGTCTTGTGGGAGAGTCTTCATCCATTCAATCATTTCTGCTACTGTGGTCATTCTACTTCCCTTGCATATTCAGCCAATCGTTCTGCTCGTTCACGTTCTGCCTTAGGGTCAATATATGCTGAGTCAAGAAGCAACTGGAATGCTAACTTCTCAAGATTGCTAGGCTCTTCACCAACCATTCCTAATAGTTGAATCCTTTCCAGCTCATCGATACATTTAGATACGAAGTCAGCATGCATCTCGATACCGATACCAAGAGGACGAAGAATCACTAGAGGTGCAGTACCTTTAGGCTTCAACTCTTGGCGCATACGTTCAATGATATGTAAGTCCATTACTGCTTCCTCTCAAAGACTTCACGAATAGATTTCCTATACAACTCATCTGATTCATTCGACTTCTTGATGAGCCAGACTACGAAGCCGATGTCTACTAGGACGAGAAGTCCCATCATTGAATACAAGAACATGTTCATATTACTTTACTGCCAATCGTTTCAAAGATGCCATTACCTCAGGAGTGTTCATCAACTTGTCGAATGCTTCCTTAGGGTCATACAATTCACCAGTCTTACGATCCATGACAAGCATTGCCTGGCGCTTGAATTCATCTACAGTTACAGGTTGAACAGTGTATTGTTTATCGTGCTTGCTCATACTAAATCCTTATTCGCAACGTTCGTTAGTGAAAGTACCAAAGATTGGACCAGTGTGTTCAATCTTCTTACATGTAGCAGCTACCAAAACACGTTCAACACATTGAGTAGTCTTAGTGTTATTATTGTACTGATAGCGAGTGCATACAGACTTCTGACCTGAATACGTATCCAACACTACATCATTACCAAATCCTTGATCGATAGCACATACAAAGAGGAGAACTGGCATTGCAATGATAGATGCCACGATCAGGTGAGGGATGTAGTCTAATGGATTACGCATGATGTTCACTTAGTTACCATTGCCTGAGTGTAATAGATGCTGCCACTGTAATGACATGCTACGCTTATGCCACCCTGTGGGATGTAACCTTCTGTCATGAAGTCATTCACTCGTGCCATCAGTTCTTTTGGTGATGTTGCTTCGACTAAGATGTATTTCATTTTACTGTTCCTTTGTTTGTTTGTTGGATTGATTATACAACAAATTTTAGGTTCTGTACACCGTTTCTTTAATAGTTGACTAAATTAGTATACTATTATAGGAACTCAGAACCGTTCATAAAGGATTTGAAAGACTGAATACTTTCTGTATCACCTTCCACTGTAAAATAACCAAGTTCAAGGTCAGATTCATTTTCGTTTAAAGTTAAACCGAAAGTATACACATCTTCAAGAGTAAGATTAACGTATTCTAGAAGGACGACGAAGGAGGTTTTTGCTTTGTTCATAGATGTATTATACCATACGTCAAGAACTTGTACACCAATAGTTGACTAAATCAGTATACTATACGGAGATGTGTTCTAGTGGAAGCTCAAGACGTGCTTTGATCTCGAGGTAGAAGAGGTGGTACTTTGCCATCCGAGCCAAGTCCTTCTCAGTGACACCTTTCAATCGACGGATGTCACTGTTGTGTCGTAGGTCAGCCATCTTGACTTTCATGGCGTCTGTGTTACTAAAGATGACTTCCTTGTACTCCTCTAGTGTTTGTCCTGGTTGCTTGGTGAGACACTTCAAAGCAGAGATGATTCGTTCAGACATACCCTCATCACGTAGATCTTTGTATGTGACCTTAGTGTCTTCAACAACATCATGAAGGAGAGCCATACACATGAGTTCTTCATCATTGCTCTTCAGGTAATGCATGACCTTCAAGGGATGCAAGATGTATGGAGTACCACCTTTATCGAATTGGCCATGATGAGCATTTGTTGCAATCAGTAGGGCCTTGTCAAGTCTTTCACCGCGTTTCATTTGTATTCCTTTACCAAGCGATCCATCTCACGATCAAATCCAACGATTGCCTTAGCCTTGTACTTGAGTGCTCTACGAGCATAGCGATTGGCTTCATCTGTTGTTTCTGCTAAATCCACAAACCCTTTGTATGCATCAGCCTTTTCAATCTCATCAACTACAGTGCCAAGAGCAATATAAAACATAGATTCGATTTTCATTTTGCTTCCTTTTCGTTCAACATGTTTGCCAATGCTTTGGCTAACTCTAAACTAGCTGCTTCAGCAACGTTCTTACCAGTTGCATCTTCTACCCAGTAACCATGTACACGGAAGGGAAGAGTGAACCATGTGTTACCAAGGTGAAGTCGTTTAGTTGTGTTTTTTGTTTCCATGGATTTATTATACCACACTGAGCGGGATTGTACACCAATAGTTGACTGTTTTAGTATACTATTAGTTCTTGTACAAAGTGACACGTTCAGGATATGAAACACCAGTCTTACATGGAAGCATTACGTTACCGCCATCAACTTTGTAGATGATGTATGTAAAGTGTTTGTCCACATAGCTTTTACCAGAACGCTCTTTGTAACCTTCAGACTCATAGCCTACAAATTCACCTACAACCTTCTCATTCTTGAATGTTTGAGGTTCTTGGCTTGTCCAGTGATATGATACACCATAAGCAATAGCAACTACAATGGTGACGAGGAAGAAGTTAACAAAGAATTCATCAGCACAATTCATTAGGCATACTACCAACCATGTTGCACATACCATACAAACAATGAAGAGGCCTGCATGGTCAACTGGGATGTCTGCTGTTGGGTAGAATGAGTACATTTGTTAGTCCGGTTTGTTTGATTTGATGGAATAATTATACCATACGTGCGGGCTTTGTACACAACTTTGTGCAATAGTATACTAAACTTAGCTGTATACTAAAGGATTACAGTAAAAAGCATGCTAGGATGAAGCCTAGGATTGGCGACCCAGTGAACACCAATGCTAAGACGATAATCCAGCCGAAGAAATTTGAGTCACTCATAGTGGTCGTTCTGGTCTACCCATGCACTGTTCGCATGTTGGATCGCTGCATTTACTTTCTGTCCACTCATTGGTTACCCTATTGTAATACGCATCCCATTCATCAGAATACGCGAGTGTCTCATCATAGCCAATAAGCAGAGCAATACGTGTTGCTGCTAGGTCAAGAAGATCGGCCAATCGATCAGGCTTACCTTCTTGCACCGACTTACGTGTTGTGATCTCTCTACGTGTCTTTGCTCTACCACGTAGATCATCAACCAATTCTTCATTTGTCATTCTATACATCCTATACAGTCCAAATCAATAACAAGAAAGTTGCTGCTACACCAAGCACAAAGAGGATGAATGTTAATGCAAACATAATGACAAACCACGCTGGCATTAATCGCGTTTGACTCTTCCACAATGTTTCAGATGCCATGACACACAAGACAATCACAACCAATAATGTGAGGGTAAGCTTAAATGCAATTGCTAAAGGTGTCATTCTTTTTCCTTGTTAGTCTTTGTCACCATCATGAAACATGCTGCCAATAGGAATACCCACATCGACCAACCACGTTGATCTACGAGATACGCTGAACCTGCAACCAAGATGAGGTTGTATAGGATAACCAATGCTCTGATCATACTTCACCTGTGAGTTTCTTGATCAACAGAGATTGCTCATTGACACGAGTCATCAAGGAGCGCATAGTCTCTTGTTCTTTCTTCCACTTTTGATACTCATCATAACGACGTTGCAAGTTAGGCATGTCTTGCATCACTGTTTTGTATTGAGCCAACTCATGACGTGCTTTATCACGTTGGTCTTTAACTCTATTCATCTTCTTGGTCAATCGGCCAAGTTCGATCTCATGTTTTGATGGGCGTTCAATCATAAATCTGTCTCCACTACTTGAAAGATCTTCCAGTCCTTCATGGGACTTTTACCGATCACATAATTCTTAAACTTTTGAGCATCCTTTACGGTGTCAAATTGTACTTCACTGAAGTAAGCATAGCAACCAATAGCACCATTACCTTCAGGCCAGTAGTGTGCTACCACATAGTTTGCCTTCAGTTCAGTACACTTCTTTGATGATGTCATATTCTTCCTTAGGATACTTCTCGAGAAACTCTTCAGTCTTCACATACTCATTGTATGACTTAGCATCAAAGAATACTTTCTTAAAGACACTCATGTGATTACGTTTAGGACACACTGTAAGATACACCGATTTTGCTTTACCTGCCATGATTATTCCTCGTATTTAAATTTGATTTTGAAACAGGTCTTCTCTTTGAACTTGCGATAAGTCAATGTGAGAAATGAAGGTGGTCCATTACGCTTTTCATATGAACCATAACATGCTTTGATGTATGCTGCACGTACAGCTGGGATAAGCTTTTCAGCAATAAACCACATCAGAACTAGTAATGTAAACAATGCAATAGTAACAGTGTACAGAATGTATGCAACTTCAGCAAATACACTCACTGCTATATCGTGCATAACGTACATGTATATTTCATAGAACATATTACCAGTTAGACCAATGGCAATCATTATTGCTGCAGCTGTTAGTGTAAACCAGAATGTACCCCAGAAAACTGCTCGGATGTATGAACATAGGTCATTGTCATCTCGCCACTCACGAACACGTCGTGTACCAAAGTTAGCCAACTTAAAATGCCAGGACTTAGTGTCCAATTCGAATTCCATCATTAGTACGCCACTCCATAAGCATAAAATTTACCATTATCGTACTGACCGGTTTCCCAGCTAACACGACGATTACCACAATCACAACGACGATCTACTCCATCCCAACCTAGACATTCCATATCACTATCATCAAGATAGTCGTTGCAGTTCATTCCTTCAAACTCATCCACACCACCAGCATCAATACCGGCTTGGATAGCTTCCTCAGCTGTATCATATAGAGTCATATTTTATCCTATCATCACAGAGTTCTATTATACCACATTCTAATCCCGCTGTACAGGGTTAGATGCATTGTTCTACATCAACAAGAATACGTTTGAGTTCATCGATGTTCATGACTAACATATGTTTAATCACCTCATAACCAACATGTTCACTGGTTGTGTATTTTGCTAAGAGTGCTTCCTTACCAGCGATTGTGTTACGCAAGTTTTCTGCTACGGTTTGAATGCTCATTTTTTATTCCTTAAATGGTTGTACTAAATTCAATTGTGAAGTATGGACGAATAGTCTCGCCATCTTTGTAGATGCCATCAAAGTCTACATCGATACCTTCAGCGTAAGATTGATAGCCTTTATTGCATTCACGAACAGAGAATTCCACTTTATATTTCTCACACATGGCAGCAAACTCTTCCTGAAACTCAATAGCAACTTGTTCTGCCACTGCGCGCTGTCGAGCATTTTCTCCTTTGCTAACGTACGAGCTCTCATACATTTTGATTGTCATATAATCTCCTTAAGCGTAAGCACCGCTTGTTTGTTCAGCACCTGGAATTTCTTCACATGCACATTCCCACATAGAGAATGACTCATAGTAACCAGTGAAGTAGTATGCCTTCATCTCTGTCTTACAATGTGGACACACTGGCATTACAATTTCTTTTTCTTCCATAATATTCTCCTTATTCACCGATTATCACTAAGTCACCATAGTCATGGATGTCTGATGCAACCACTTCGTTTTGGTACTCTTGGTTCATTGCCATCTCAACACGAGCGTCTTGGTTAGGCAATGCTTGCAGTATTTGTATTAACTCTGCAACAGTTAGAGTTTTTTCTGGTACGTACATTTTATATCCTTAAACAAAATCAAAAGAGAAACCAGCAACCGATTGGCTGGAAACAATTATACCACACTTAAAGTTCTCGATCAATGCAGTCTCGATCTTAGCAGCTTGTTTGCTACTGATCTCTTCTACAAAGAGTGTACCATTGTAGAAACTAGCAGTGTTCTTAGCAATGATGTTATTGACGATGGTGAGCGCTTTCTTTTCGAATGACATTTTACTGTTCCTTTGTTTGTTTTGTTAGATTGATTATACAACATGTCGAGAATTTGTACACCGTTATTTTAATAGTTGACTAAAACTAGCTGTATACTTTAGGTAACAAAAAGGGCTCCCGAAGGAGCCCAATGAAATTGAATACTTTTGTTTTAAGATTCTTCTCTAGGTAAATTGTAGTATTTGTACACTCTTACATAATATGCAAAGCGTAATGGTTCATGTTCTGGATCAGGTAAATCATCACCAAAATATGTCTTTAATGCTTCATACATTTCAAGAGCTTGTTCATCTGTCATAGGTTCACTCCATCATCTTCATCAGGTTCTCCGTATGGTACAACATACCAATCATCTTCCTGTAACACATACTCACCACGTTTTGCTTTCTCATCATTCTCTAATTGTTGCTCACGTTTCTTGTTCATGAGCTTCATATTAGCAATACCTTCAGGTGTCTGCATGTATTCATGTTTGTTTTGACTTAACTTACGTTTAGTCTCATCCGTTACATCACGTCCTTTGTTAGAACATGCAGTTGAGCAATATGAACCACGACCTTTGTGGATGATACCACATGTCGGGCATTGCTTTGGTTTATAACGTCCTGGTTTAATGTTTTGCATATAGAACAAAGGGGACCGAAGTCCCCTTGTATTAAGCTTCGTTAGCTAGTTTGCTAAAGTAACTCAATGTGTCATCCTCATCACCTGCATCCATAGGAGCATGTTGAGTACGACCAGCGCTAGGAGCTGAAATGCTTTCATCTAACTTAATAGACTCAGCGGTTGTACGTGGAGCAGAAGCACCAAGTACACGTTCCAACTTAGCTTTCAACTCATCATATGTTTTGTACTTTGAAGCATCAGTGAAGTCCTTCAATGTATAAACCTTTGAGTAGATACTTTCAAGTTCAGCATCATCACCATTTGCAACAGCGCTTGGCTTATCGAACTCAGACTTATCGTAGTTACGATAACCTTCAACGTTACGAATCTTCAACTTAAAGTTAGCACCTTCCCATAGATCGAATGGGTTAACAGGTTGCTCATCTTGGAATTGAGGTTGCATAACATCCATCATCTTGTCAAAGATCTTCTTACCGAATTGGAAGAGGAATACTTTACCTTCGTTTTCTGGATGTGCTGGATCGCTTACCACTAAGACGTTAGCAACGTAGTGAAGACGACGCTTCTGTTTACGTGCGATTTCCTTATCGCTATCCAATCCTGAGTTCCACAACTTAGTGTTGACTTCACCAACTGGGTCAGGTTGACCAATAGAGGTCAATGACTTTTCGATGTACCAACCGCCTGGGCCTTGAAAGCCGTGGTCCCAATAACGAGTCCATGGCATGTCTTCACCGCTTGGAGCTGGCAAGAAACGAAGTACAGCGAAGCCGTTACCAGCTTTGTCCACTTCTGGTTTCCAGAATCGATTGTCTTCGTAGGATTGAGTTTGACCTGCGCCGCCAACTTTATCAGCTGCTGCGACGAGTTTATTGATAGCGCTTGCGCGACTTGCTTTGAGATTTGCTAATGACATTGTATTTTCCTTTTATTAATGTACAATTTTAAACAGAGTATGGAATAACTATTATATCATGTTACGTTAGATTGTAAACAATCTTTTAACGTTTCCTTGACTTTTTCGTCATTCACCGTGATAAAGCCATTATACTTCAAGATCTTCCTAGAAAGTTCAGGCCACAAAATCGGGTCTTTAATTTCTTTGTTGAACTTGGGCATAAAGCCTAAGTAGCGATTGAGAACTACAAACGTTTCAAGAGGGATTTCACCTTCTAATAGTTTTTTGACTAATAGAGGATGTTGTCCATCATCAATAACGAATAAACTTTTGAAGTCATTATCGCTTACTAATTTATATATATCGTTCTTAAACCTATAAGTGAAAGATTCCATTAACGCTTTGTATTGTTTATACGTATCGTCAGCAGTTTCTTCATGTAGATCACCAATCCACTTCGTGCCATGATGAGCAAAGTTGCATGCAAAGAATGTTTTTAATTCACTCAGTCCATGCTTCTTTGCAATCTTGGCAAAGAAGTACTTATCACGTCGAGCAAAGAAAGACTTAGGTGTTACGCTAGTCTTCCCATTATATTTGAAGTAGTCGTACGATCCTTCGAAGTGTAACTTACATGCGTTGTAAATTTTAAAAGCTTCAAAGGGTTCATTCGAATTGTAGCTCATTCTTTTTCTTCAAATAACCAAGATTCATCCCTTCAGCTTCAAGTTTTGCTTTGATGGGATTACTTAATAATTTAGCAATGTCCTCTGGGTCAATCATACGTTCCTTGCATATATCAATGATAGCATCAAGGTATGTAGATCGATCTGTCTTCATTCGTTTTTCGACGAGTTCAGAGAACGTCTTCTTTGTGAATAGACCTTCTGGTTGATCGCTCATAGTTTGTCTTTATAATATATGTGTGTACCAATGGAAGTTACCTTCTTTAGTTTGTGCCAGCCAGGATTCACATAGTTTGCATGATAATACGTTGCGCCTTGAGTGACGTCAACACCTTTTTGATAATACATTTCTAACGCTGATCTAACAGCAGTCAGAGATTCATTCCAAACTTCTTGGTCAACACCGCGACCCATAAGTTTCTTATCACAATACCAAGAGAATTGACATGTAGTCTTGGTGCTACTCTTGGTACGTGATTGATAGACCACTTCGCATGCTTCCTTTGGGAATGCTGGGTCCTTCATACGATTTAATACTACGTGAGTTACGGCGATCTGTGACATTTGACTATCACCTTTCGCTTCATAGTATGCGTTGCGTGTTAAACAATATACATCTTGGTCGTTTAGTGGGATCGGATTTACAATTGCCGATATCCATGTTGCGATTGAGAGTAATATTTCGTTCATCTAGTTGCCTTTAGTATGATTGTATCTTCGTTCAATCGTCCATTTGGTGCACTCGGTTTTGTAGTGAGCGCAACAAACGCCTTAGCTGCTTTCATCTTTGCAGATGTCAGTACCTCGGCCAGAGTAACTTCAGGCTTACGCAGTTTGCGTGTTTCGGATGTGGATTGATCGTACTTGGTGATGGTAGTACCCTTGATTTCGAATCCAACGCCTGACTCAGCGATGTATCGGGTAAGTGCTTTATACTTAACGTTGTAAGTCCAAAGCTCTGTTGCTCCAATAATCTGAGACGGATTGATAGAAACTAATTTATTCTCAGGTGACTCCTTCAAGTACTTTAATTTTGAGAGTTGTTTCTCGATTGATACAGGTTTCTTTGCGCGTACCTTACGGACAGTTTTGGTGTTAGTGCCAAATCGCTGAGCGTCTGTAATGATACCTTCGAACCAGCCAACAAATTCTTTCTTACGTTTAGCAGAAAGGTGACTGTAAGCTTCCACTAGTTGTGGATCTGATTTATTTATAGCTTCCTTCATCTCGGTAAGATGACGTTGAGCCCAATCAGCAATGTACTTAACTGCTTGAGTTGGCAGGATTGCTGCCTTCATTGCTTCATACACGTCAATCTTTGGAGACTCGCCCATAATCCATTGGTCAAGCATGTCTTCAAGATCACCAAGAACAGTTTCCTGTGCTTTGAATTTGATACGATCTTGTACAGTTACAACAGGTGCTTTGTTTGCATCGTCTTCAGCTTCTCTATGAGCTACCAAACGCTTAGCGCCTTTGAGCAACATGTCTTCAACGTTATTGTTTATCCATGTATATTCTTTATCACGGAGAACAAGACCACGGCCACGCATGCGCAGTAGAGCTCCAGATTGTAAGAGACAGCTCCAATCAGGCGCAGCATTGAGCAATTCAATTTTGTCTTTATCAAAGCCAAGTTCGTCTTTAGCATATTTAATTACATCCTTCTTAAAGTTCTTACCAGTGTAATAGTAGTTATAGAAATTGAAAGCACGCATCAGGGCAATCGTACGAGCTTGCTCATCTTTAAACTCAACACCATGATGAATGGGTTCTTCACCAGTGTAGTTGCTATCAGCGTGAGCTGGATTTGCAATACGCTTACGTGGTGGTTTATATGCTTTGCCGTCGATCTTAATTGTTGCCATGATTGTCCTTTAGTCTATACTACTATTATAACACACTTTAAGCCCGCTGTACACTCTTCACTGAATCAATTTTGAATGATCGCCAGCCTTGAGACTCTAAGTCCCATACTGCAAGCACATTATCATTCTCAACTTTAACACGATCAGTCTTCTTTTCTTCGGTTGACTGCGGGATAAGTGTCTCATTGAGTGTACACTTCATCACACGTTCAGAGCCATCAACCTTAGTGAATGTAACGTTTGCTGTGTAAGTCTTAAGGGTAGACTTAATACCATCTTTTGTGAATGTCATTTCTTCTTTTCTTTCTTTTCAAGTTTATCTTGAGCTTCTTTAATGCCATCATCGATATAACCATCAAGTTTTTGCTCAATGATAGTTAACACCTTACCTGACATTTGTTGAACCTTATCACTCTCTGCAACTTTCTGAGCAGCATAAGCACCAACCATTGTGTATGCAGTCTTTTCGCTTGGCAGTAGAATCAACATCCATGCTGATGCAACTGCAACCCAGAATGCTGTCCACAAACGCTTCTTAACACCTGCTTCTTGCTCATCATCATGTGAATAATCAATCCAATAAATGAAGTTTCCAACACCTACTAAACCACATGCACAAATTAAACAGAAGAAGAATGCACCAATGCCATGCAATAAGCTAATGACATATACTAATAATGCTAAGTCCATATATTACCAATCGGAAGAAACAGATGAAGACGATGAGTCGCTTGAAGAACTAGACCATGAAGAAGATGAATCACTTGAACTAAA